TCACTATCTCCACCCACTTGGATATTACAGTGTCATCCACTTCAGAGAACTCGGGTGCTACAAGCCGGATGATTTCAATGGCGGTCATAACAGCACCTCGTTACTCCTGAACGGTATCTTCAGAAGCCGGCTTGCGACCACGGCGCTTCGTTGAGACATCCTCAGCAGGAGCATCATCGGAGACTGCAATGCCGGAGTCCTTTTCGGCCTCGTTTCCGATGATGGAAACATATCCCATCTCAACAAACGCCTCGATGGCGGGCAGCTTTGCGATATCTGCGGTGATTTTCATGTTGCTGCCGGGCATCAGAACAGTAGAGCCGATGCTGATGATCTTCGTTCCAACATTAGAGAGAATCATGTTCTATCCCTTTCTTATATAAAAAATAAAGAGGTTGCCCCCTAGGACAACCTCTTTGATAGCTTATGGGTGGATTACATCGATCGCATCTCGCGTTAGTTCACGGACACGCCGACGGCGATCAGTGCGGACAACGGGTAGTAGAAGATGACGCCGGCAGTACGAGCCTCGCAGGGAATGACAGTCTCAAGACCCTTGACCTGCAGAGGATACTGCATGAAGGGCATGGGGTTCTCCAGAGACATCTTGCGCTTGTCGTTTTTGAACAGGAACGCAACGCCCTTGCCGCCGGAAGTCTTGGCGTAGGGGTTGGTGTCGGTAGAGTCAGCATCCAGCTCTGCAGCAGAGATGATGTCCTTCAGGTAAGGAGCATTCTCGAGCAGGAATGCCTTGACCGTGGTTGCGGTATCAGGGATACGGCGGGTGCTGATGTCCATGTAGACATCGGAAGGAACGCACAGCGTATCGGGACGCTCGACATTCTTGGTGACGCGAGCGACCTGCTTCTGCATACCGTTGACGTCGTTCAGGATCTCGTCAGCGGTCTTGCTCGCCCAGTCGGCCTTGTTGCCTGCACCGTTTCCGATTGCGTACAGAGGAACATTCTGGCCGGGAGACAGAACGCCCATCAGGCCGGAGTCGTCATCACCGGCCCATGCGATGCGATTGGTCAGGTTATCGATCTGATAACGAGCAGCCTCTGCCTTGCGGGAGTCCAGAGACTTGCCAGCCATACGGGATGCACGCATCTCCTGTGCGGAGTAGCCGTAGCTGTCGCCGATGGACTTAACCTGAGCATAGCTGGGCTTACCGGTCACGTCAGCGCGGGGCAGGTCGGTGCTGTAGTTGTCGATAACCTTAGCCAGACCGGTCTTGTCGTAGGTGTAGTATGTAACCGTCTCCGCACCCGGATCAGTTTCATTGCTGACCGGGAACAGGTTCAGAGCGGTGAACTCCGGGTACTCAACGTCGTAGGACTCAGCCTTGACGTGATCCAGCTCGCGGGCGAAAAAGACGGAAGCGTCATCGGCGCTGTCGAAGCGAGTGCCCTCGGAGGCCATGACGGCAGCAGGGATGGCAGAGTTGCGCAGAGCCTTTGCTTCATCCTTGTTGTAGGAAGCTTTCTTGATAGCCATTGTGATTTTCTCCTTTCTGTTTAAGCCTGTGCCTGATCGAACAGTTCGACGGCAGCAACCTTGGTGCTGAGATCAGCTGCGCCGAGGAAACGGCCCTTGATGGCGATAGCCTTGGGGGTGGCGCTGGATGCAGTCTTGGTGAACATGCCGGCATTCTCGCCATCGGTGATCAGATACAGGGGATCGCCGTAGGCAACAGTAACACCCTCTACAACGCGGGCGTAAATGCGACCGTAGCGCATAACGCCAACAGATGCACCCTTGCGGATGGACAGATCTCCATCCATGTTGTACTCGGTGGTCCGGTTGTTGGTGGTTACGCCCTCGAACTTTGCGGCGGTGGAGCCAGTCTTGGGCAGCGCGATGCCAATGCCGGGCTTGGCGCCCTGCACCACACCGATGCCGAACTTCAGCTTGCCGTTCTCCTCATCGTTCAGGAAAGTGTCGATGGCATAGGGAGCCAGATCGACAATGCCGCCGGCAGAGCCGATCGGGGTGGAAAAACCGTACTTGATCTGTGCACTCATGTTACTTCTCCTCCTTGTTCATACGGCGCTCGATCATGCGGGCGCGAGCTGCGTCAGCAGAGGTCATCTTGGCGGCACGATTGCTGCGCACGAAGTCGCGGGAGTCGCCGTTGAACATCTGCTTCTTCTGATAGGCAACGCCCTTCTTGGACGGGGCGTTGATTGCGTTCATAGCGCAAGCGAATGCGCCATTGATGTAGGCATCGCTCTTGCCATCCAGACGGATGCTGGGATTGACAGCGCGAATCACAGTCTTCTTGGCGCGGGACAGCTTCATGTTCTCCAGACCCTTGATGCCAAGCTTGGATCCTGCGATGCCGAGCTGAACGCGCTGGCGAACGATTGCATCGATAGAGTCCATGTTGGCAGTGGGCTCCTTGACGACAGCGCTGCCGACATCTCCCTCGTTCGTGGAAGGCACCTCATCGTCGTCCTCATCGGCATTGACTTCCTCGTCATCATCCTCGTCGGAGTTGAGATCCTCATCCTCGTCCTCGTCCTCATCGCCGTTGACCGCAGCCAGTGCAGATGCGGGCTTGTTCTCCTCGTCATCGGCGTCGGTGTTGGGATCCTCGGGATCGCATTCCTCTCCATCGGTGGCGGAAGTCTTCATGTCGCGCTCGGCCAGCAGGGTGTCGATGATGTCAAACAGGATATCCATGTCACTATCCTGCTGGGCAATAACTCCCATTGCTGCATCCTTGTCCTTCGGGTCGCCGTCCTCATCGCGGCGATCGCGGCGGTCCTTGACGGCCTGAACTGCGTTCTTCTGGTCGTCAGCGCCGGTGGGAGCAGGCTCGTCTCCGTCAGTCTCAACAGTCGCGGGCTTTTTGGTCTCTGCTTCTGCAGGAGCCACGTCATCTGCGTCCTTCTGACCCTCGATGCGCTCTGCGCGGCGCTTCTTGTAGTCGGCGATTGCCTTCTGCAGCTCTTCGGGGCTCAGAACACCGTCGGCGCGAGAGCCGAACTTTTTGATCTTCTTGCTCATGGTGGTTTTTACTCCTTTCGTAGTGCGGTCACGGCTATCGATGTTAAGCCGTGCTTGGTCGCCAGCTCTCGCTTGAAGAACCAGCGCAAGGTGATTGATGGTAATATCTCGCTGAATAGCGTCATACGGCTTGCCTTCCCACACGCCCGGTGTTTCATCGAGCGTAAGGTTGTAGCCGAGTGACAACTCCTTCAACCCAACTGATTTCATCTCATCCGTATCGTGGATGATGATCTCGGCTCGGACATCGTCCTTGTCCTGATATCCTTCGGACAGGATAGTTCCGATGGCCTCTTCGCCAACGTTGTCCTTAGTGATAAGCCCGGCATCATGCGTAACAATGATGGGCTTTCCCTTGTAGGACTTTAGGCTTTCAGGTTTAAAAACCTCTTCAGGAATTCGCAGCTCCCTGCGAGTAGTTCCGTCAGGGTTCGTGTATTCGAAGATTCCGATGCTTGTCAGAATCGGGTGGTCGATCAGGTAGCCTTCCTCGGTGAAATAAGTAGAATTTACCGGAGAGCTGTCAAGGCGATACACCCTAGAAAGCTTAGGCGGTGCGTTTTCGGCGTTTCTGGTCATTCCTCATCCTCGCCTTTCTTGACATCGTTTAGATCTCCGGGGGCAAATACGCTCCCATCTCCATCCATGTTCTCCTCGTTCTCAACGGAGACAAGCTCCGTGAGCATCAGCGTGAGAATCTGGATGTGCTCGAGTTCGTCAAACCGAATGTTCTCATAAGATTCAACGAGTTTCTCGTTGGTCTGCTCAAAAGCATCCATGGCGGATGTGATTGTTTGAATTTTCTCGCACGACTTGATAAGTTGCGTGCAGATATTACCTACAGCTGCAGAACTTTGCATAAACAGTACCCTTCCTTCAATTAAATGACTGTTGACTATAGCCGTTATTCCTTCAGCTTGTAGAACTTGCTCGTGCCTTTGAGGGTCTGTCCGATAATCTCGGAAATTTGCGTCGCGTCATACATATCTCCGTTGACCGTCCAGTAGTCTTCCTTCATGTTGAACCGTTCCCCCCAATAAGACATCTTTGTTACAAGTCCGCTTTCCTTTTCAATGCGAGCAGGGTACCCGGAATTGCTGACAATCCCTTCTATCTTGGCTCCAACTGGGGCTTTCCTGAGAATTTCATTTCTTTCGTTCCACTTGATGCCGCTAAAAGAACGAACGCTTTCGCTCTTTTTATTTCCGCTAAAGGTCGGCTTTCTGGACGAAGTCTCTTTATCTGAAGTTTTTTTCTGCGGAGCGGATGCATGCTCTTCATTGGCTTTCGATGTTTTTTCTTCACTTTCTTCAAACTTCAGAGCGTTTTCGGGTTTGAACAAGTCGGCGCTATTTACAACTGCGTTCGTATTGGCAAGAAACTTTTTATTCGGAAACGAAGCGATTGTATACTCGAATGTGTCGTCTCCTGTTTTGGTGTAGGAATTTTCTTTTGAAGTGAATTTCGAACCAACAGGAGCGTCAGTGACGCATTTTCTAATTGCCTTGCCAACATCTGTGTAGTCCTTCGACTTATACGCTTTTGATATCTCGCTGTTGTAAGCTTTGGCTTTTTGCGCTTTGCTGTTGGAAGCGGACGCACTTTTAGAGCCTTCTCCGCCAGATGAACCGCCAACCTTTCCGGGGCGTCCTCCATGTCCGAAATTACCGGATCCCGGGCCTCCATCCTCGCTAACAACAACCGGCAAACCGTCATTTCGAAAAATAACAAGCTTTCGGCTGTCCATTGCTTTCCTTCGAAGCATCTGTCTCTCTCGAATGTCTTGTATTGTGTTTTTCATGTAAAAAGTTCCTTTCTATGATCTACCAGTTGAGCTTCTTGGCATTCTGACCAGTGATCGCGATCTCGACCTCGAGGTTTCCATCATCGTTGATTTTGCAATCAGTACAGCAGTAGCTCGTACCGCGTTGGATTATCGTTTCCATCTCATCGTAATCAGTTTGAGCGGTTTCTCCGTTCCAGTTTTCGTGATCATCACTACCGCTGTATTCGGAAAACGGTTCAGCATACAGTGCCTCGGTGCCTTTTGGGCAGAAGATCTTAAGCATAACGCCCTTGATTCCGTACCCGGCACTCGGAATTGTTCCGCACGACATAAATCCGTTATCGGTTCCAGCTTTTCCGATAAGGCTATTGGCGTTTTGAGCCGTGATGTCTCCGGCTTTTACCCCGAACATTTTCGCAAGAGAGTTGTAGCTGATACCTCGGTACAAACACATGTCTTCGCTGGTGTGGCTCTTTGAAATGGCTTCCGTCATTGCATTGACATTGAAGTTGGTGTACTTGTTTTGATACCGCTCTTCGCCTCTAAGAGCGCCATTGTATTCGGTATAGGAACTTCCTGTGTACATAACCAGTGCGGTTTTCTGGTCAAAATCAAGAGTCTTCCACACCTTGCCGCACTCAGGACGAAGAGCCTCATCGGCCTCTTTTGCGACCATGTACGTCTTTGCGTTCTTGATTCTTTCGGGAGATGCTTCGAACTTGCTTTTGCTGTAATTCGGGCTCGCGCTGTTAGGGATTAGAATTCTTGTGATTAGGTCATCATCGAGATAATCAGGCATTTCGTCCGATTTGATGACCATTCCAAGCCCATCACTGAATGAGTCGCTGGCTGCATCGTACACAAAATGATCGTCATTAGATCCTTCGCAACGGAATATCACTTTTGTCTTGTCTGGAAGATTCTTGAATTCATCCGCAGTGGCATTGTGTGGAGCAGCGAGCTTTTTCTGCTTTTTGGAGAACGACGTGAAGCCTCCGCCGGGATTGTTCTGCCGGTTGTGCGTTCCGCCGCCCTTTGCAGATCCGCCAACTTTTCCTTTGCGGCCTTCGTGGCCCCAATTTCCAGATCCGGGACCTCCGTCATATTCCCGCCCGAATGAAACGATGCTGGCAGCATCATCTGCATTGAACAGCACTTCTGCGCCGAACTCACGGACTGATTTTCTGGCAAGGTGTCGTTTTCTGACTCGTTCGATCTCGCAAGAGAGGTACTTGTTCATCGATCCCTACCGTCCTTTCAGTCTATGCCATCGCATTTTCCGTATCGGTTCTGCCGAAACGTCTTTTCCCATCCGAGGTACTTATCCCTCTCAACAACGGCCGCTTCGCAGAACTTTTTACATCCTTTTCGAGTGCGTTTGCAGATGCAGACTGTGTTCCCGTTCTCAATGTCAATGAAAACTTCGATCTTTTCTTTGGTCTCCATTGAAATCAGCTCTCCTTTTCACCATCAGTCTGCATGGGAACATCTATGGTTTCCCAGTCGAAAACGGGGATCGCTACGCATCTACACATGTAGTCCTCCCCGGGGTGGCATCTTCGTCCAGTGTACTTGATTCCGTTCTTGGTCTTATACCATCCTTCAGGCGGGTCGTCCCAGCTGAACACTTTCCCTTCGAAGGACTTGTGGCAGTCCCGGACTCGGGAGTCTTTGGACGTTGACCACCTATACCGCTTACAGCCGGCATCCTCTTGCTGAAGTCGGGTGATTTGAGAATTCAGGGTGGACAGCTGATCCCTAGCAAGCATTTGTGCCTGATGCCTGGATGTTTGGTACTCGTCCTGAATCTCTTTGGAGATATCTCTTGCGCTTGCACCACTTTGAAACCCCTTGTAGACGATCTGCTGCATTGACCCAAGAGAGTCTTTTGGAAGGCTCTTGATCTTCAAGACATTGTCATCAACCCATTTCTGAACAGCCTGTCGATAGAAGTCTCCGTTGTAGTAATCGTCCATCAGGTCGATGCCAAGAGTTTGCTTACAGGCTCGTTTCCACTGCCTGTATGAACTCTTTCTTGCGACGCGAGCCACTTTATCGACGAGGTTCTGCAGACCATACTTTGCGAGTTTTCGCTCAAGCTCTTCAGCCATTCTTTGGAATTCACGGCGGGTCTTGTCAAAAACATCATGGATATCATCTTCTCGGACGCTTGCATCGAGATCTGCCTTATACGCTTTCATGATGGCCGGCATGTGTTTCTTGACCGTATCGTCAAGAATTTTCATGTAGCCATTGGTAACTCGTGCATACTCCCGTTCCGCAGACTCCGGGTACAATGGTTTGGTTTTGCATTTGATGGTCTTTTTGCCGCGAAATTTGGCCCGTGTGGCCTGTTTGACAGCTTCTTGGTGAATTTTATTGTTCACAGAGATGTCCCCTTTCCCGGCCTTTTATTTAGATTTGGTGAGGTGCTCATAAAAGAAGCCCTGTACCTTTTTACAAGTACAGGGCTTTATGGCACACAGCTGATTGCTTACAGCGCATCCGACAGACAATGGGCGGAGGCGTTATGGACAAACTTGTTCCCATTGCCAGCTTCTGTTGGAAACCACAACGCGCAAACAAAAACGTTGCGATGATCCATGTGCCATTCGATGTGCCGATTACGGTGTACGGCTGCTGGAGCTAACGGCGGGACTTGAACCCGCAACCTGACGATTACAAGACGTCTGCTCTTCCAGTTGAGCTACACTAGCAAAAAAGCAGAACCATCGGACGTGATGGCTCTGCTTTGCAGATGCTTATGCTGTTGTGGCGTTAAAACTCATTTACGAAACGATCATAAATTTCGCGGAGGTTCGGATCGAGATACTCGAGAGCTTTGTCAGCGATTTCAACAGGGACTCCGTAATACGCACCAGCGATGGATCCAGTGATACAAGCGAGTGTGTCGCTGTCCCCGCCAATGGAAATCGCATTTCGGATTGCGTCTTCAAAGTCAGTGGACTCCAAAAACGCTACGATGGCTTGAGGAACTGTCTCTTGGCAGGTTTCATTGAACCTGTATGTATCTCTAATGCCGTGCAGCGTGAAGTCGAGATCGTAGAAATGGTCGGCGAATCTCATGATCTGTCGGAAGTCATATCCGTGAAGCGCAAGGAAGATGCAACCGGCAGTTGCCACAGCGCCTTTAATGCCTTCAGGGTGATTATGCGTGACCTCGGCAGTGATTCTTGCGAAGTCGAGAGCTTCCGAGAGCGTATTTGCAGCGTATGCCGCAGCACTTACGCGCATCGCAGCGCCATTTCCAAAGCTGTTGTATGGCTGCGGGTTATCAGAGTACATCCAGCTGTTGAATCTTCCCCCGTATCCGCAATCTGGATACGGTCTTCCGATTTCCTGCATGGACTTCGTGAGGTTTTCGTAAAGGAATTCGTAGTAAGGAGCGCTCTTGGTGAACGCATCGCAAACAGCAAGGGTCATTATGCTGTCATCAGTCGCGAAGCATTTCTGACCGTGATGATCCCCAAACAGAACGAAGTCCTTGGACTTGATATTGTCGAACTCATATACAGATCCGACGATATCGCCAACGATGCCTCCGATGATTCGATTGGTGTTCTTCAATCCTGCCACCTGTTCCCTTTCAAGTCACTCTTCTTCGCCGTCTGGCGTGTTCTCGTCAATGAAATACGGACACTCAGCGCCGTTGAAAAGAATCTCCGTCGGCTTAAATTGGAAGGCTTCACACACGCCAAGTGTGGCCCCGTCGATTTCTCCGTCCAGCCGGTCCTTCTCTCGCAGCATGCACGTTGAGCATTGGATTTTGTTCTTGTCGGGCTGCACCCACGACAGCTCTTCATTATCCCATCTAGGCATCAGCATTCCTCCTGAATCTTGGTGTTTTTGATACAATCGTATCGTAACAGATGTGATCTTTTTTGTCAAATTCCGATAGCATTTGTTGAAATTGCGGTAATTACCAATCAAGATTTTTGTGCTCTTGGCCGGTAACAGCGATTTCAATGTGATACTTCTGTTCCTTCGCGTCATAGGTTGCCTTCGTGCATTGGAAATGAGATCCCCGTTGCAGGATGGTTTCCATTTCAGAAGAGAAACTGCTCTGATGACTTTCTCCATTCCAATGGTTGGATTCAGGGTTTGACCCAAACCTTGCAAAAGGCTCGGCATACATGGCCTCCGAACCCTTTGGCACATAGATCTTAAGGTCAACATCGGAACCAACGCTGTAGCCTGTCTGCGTGGTAGTGCCACAGGACATGAACCCTTCATCCTTGCCAGATTTTCCGACCAGAGATCCAATTTTGTCTTCTCTGAAGTTGCTGGGCTTGATGCCAAACATACTGGGCAGAGCTTCAAAGTCAACTCCGCGAGACAGCCACATGTCCTGCTTTGTCTTGCTCTTGGAAATGGCGGCAGTCATATCATTGATTCTATCACAGTTTTCTTTTGTTCCTCGCTGCTTTCGTAGCGAATAGTTGATGCTGCTGAAATCGCTGCCTGTGTAGTCACGCAAAACCTTCTTCTGCTTATCTGAAAGTGTCTTCCACACAGATCCGGTATCAGCGCGGAGATCATTGTCCGCATCTTGTGGCCTTGCGTAGGACTTGGCAGATGCCATTCTGGAGAGTGATACATCGAAGGACTGCTTCAGCTTACTATAGTTGGTACTGGCCTCATTTGGGATGAATACTTGGAGCTTGTTGTCGTCGCTGTTGAAAGAATCCTCGATATCTTTCGGATACATTTCAACGCCATCTTGACCAATGAAGGCTCCATACTTGGCGTTGTAAACCATGGAATACTTGCCAAATGTGGTATCGACAACAACCTTTGTGTTGTTAGGTAGGTTGTCAAGCTCACCGGCACTTGCAGTGTGTGGGGTGGCAAGCTTCTTCTGTTTCTTTGAGAATGAGGTGTAGGTTCCACCCTCTTCAGAGATCCGGTTATGCGTGCCTCCGCCGGGGGCTGATCCACCGAGCTTCCCTTTTCGGCCTTCATGGCCCCAGTTGCCAGAGCCTTTTCCTCCGTCCTCAACAAGGACAGCATCACCGTCTTGGCGGAACAGCACGAGATTCCCAGTCAGATGAGCAGTTTTTCTAAGAACGTGCCGAGCACGCAGATTCGCAAGCTGAAAATCCATTTCACTCGCCATGTTCTCACACTCCTTTGTTTTTTGGACATAAGAAAAGCGGGGCAGCTTTCGCTACTCCGCTTTTTTCAGGCACTTTGCTTATTCCTCGAAGAATTCCTTCTCGAATTCCTCGAGTGCTCTGTCCTGAGACCTCTCGTAAGCGTCAGGATCAGCGCTCTTTTTGCGCTTCTCGCACTCAGCTTTCATGGCGATGAGATCGCTCCGCTCTTCCTCGGTGACGCCAAGTTCATCTGCGGTGTGCGTCTCGAAGTAATCCTCGGGGAATGCGAACAGGTTGTAGGCATACCTGCGAATATTGTCAGCCATGGCTTCATGTCTCCTTAACTTTTTTTCAATTGTACACGAATTTCTGCAATCAGTCAATTTCTTGGACAACAAGTTGCGATCGGTTCAGTATATTCATCTTTCCAGATGACTTTGCATAAATTGCATCATAGCCAAGTGCAGCAGCGAGGCATCCAGGGTTTCCGCTCAGTTCATCGTAAAGGTCTTTGACTGTTTTTTCGGAGGAGTCGGAACTCCTCTCAGCGATTTTTTGATATTCTTCTACCAAATCATCGTCCGAAATGACTTTGGCGCCTTTCGCAAGCTTTGCAGTTAGGATAGTTCCGTGAGACCCGGCGGAAAATTTCGCTCCTGTAGCAGAACCAGAAGCATAGATGCCGTATCCGTCAGAACCATCTTTCAGCCTCATCTCTCCATTGATAAAATCGCTAGAAGACGCACCGTTTTTGAATCCAAGATACACATTCGGATAGTCGCTTTCTTCTTTCTCGAATTTTTCCTTGCAGAGAGTTCTTGGAATGCCATCGAATCCGTTTTGTTCAAAGACAGCTATAGCCGCCTTATATGAATCTCTTGACGACACACCGTTTTGGGCTGCTTTTTTAGCAATCTTGTCGATGTAATCGCATGCAGAATCAACATCTCGCAGTTGCACTGATGCGGGCTTACGAGAAGCAGAGCTGCCGTTTTTAGTACGATCGATAGCATTGATTGCAGTTCCGGCAAGTTTATCTACAGGATCTGCCATAACCATAGCGGCTCGGTTCAGCACAACGTAATAGTCTTCGTTTCCACCCATCTTCACTTTGATTGCGTCATAGCCGGAACACATTGCAGCAACAGCGTAATCAGACGTTCCGAGCTCTTTTCTTGCTTTTTCCATCTCAGGACTCTTGTAGTCGATTACTTTTGCATCAGGGCGGATTGCGCACATGGCAACCGTCTCAGATCCATTGGCGTAAGATACTGCGGTGTTTTGATCGGTCGAGAAATACAGACCGTCTCCGTAAATTCCATCTCCGAAGTAGTTCTCCTGCGTATTGTACGCCATCTGGTACAACATACTTGCGCCAGACATATCAGGAGTGTTCTTCACACCACGATAGCAGACGACAGCCCCGCTTTCTTCAACATACTTGTTGAAGTCATCCTTGCTGACGACCTGCGGGGTTTCGACCATGCCAAGATCTATTGCAACTTTCTGGGCATCGCTATTCTGGTTTGCCCACTGTTCATAGTCGTAGAGTTCTCGACTGGTGGATTGAGAAACCCAATCTCGGACCTCTTCCTTAGACATTGCGACCACTTCATCGCGCATCTCGCAGTCAAGGCTTTTTACGGTTCTACCATACTCGGCGTTGTAGAAGTAATCCTCCTCGTACTGCTTCAGCATCTTGATCGCTTCAGGATCTCCAGACGTTGTGCCAGCCT